GGCGGGGCCGCGCATGGCCTATCGCTTTGCCGCCATGTCGGCCTCGCCCCAGGTGCGCGACGTGGCCGTGCTCTCGCCCGCGCCCGGCGTGGTGCGGCTGCACCCGCTGGCCATCAACGGCATGCCCAGCCCCGAGCTCAAAGCGCTGGTCATGGCCGCCGCCTCAGCTGAGGACGCGCGCCCGCTGTGCGACTTTGTCGAGGTGGCCGACCCGCTGCCCATGCCCTTTAGCGTCGCCGCCCAGCTCACCCTCTACCGCGACGCCGACAGCACCGCCACGCTGGCCGCCGCCAGGGATGCGCTCGACGCCTACTGCGATCAAGTCGCCGCCGGCTTGGGCCGCGACGTGGTGCGCTCACAGATCATCGCTGCGCTGTCCCTGCCCGGCGTGTACCGCGTGCACCTTGCAGCCCCCAGCGCCGACTTAGAGGTGCCGCCCCAAGGCTGGGCGCACGCCGTGGCGCGCTCGGTCATCGTCTCCGGGGCGGCAGATGGCTAACCGGCACGCCGACCCCTTCGCCCCCGATGTCATAGCGCTCGATGAGCGCTTTGGCCCGCTTTCTGGGCTGGTGACGCGGCTATCGGCCCTGCCGGTGGACAAGCTGCTCATCTATCTGGTGGATCAGGTGGACGCCCGGCTGCTGCCCGAGCTCGCGCGCCAGTTCAGCCTGTCCGGCCTTGAAGGCTGGAGCCTAGCCCGCACCGACGACGAGCGCCGGACCCTCATCCGCCGCTCCATCGCCCTGCATCGCAAAAAAGGCACGCCCTGGGCGCTGCGCGAGGCGCTTAAGGCAGCAGGCCTTGCCGGCCTAGACATCGACGAGCGCCTGCCCGTAAACCGCTTCGACGGCACGCTGGCCTTTGGTGGTGCCCAGACCTACTCGGCTTATAACTGGGCGCAGTTTCGCCTCACCGCAGTGGCCGGCGACGACCAGCCCATCAGCGCCGCGCAAACCGCGCTCATGGTGCAAGTGGTCACCGAATGGAAGCCCATGCGCAGCCACCTCGTGGATGTGCAGCATCGCGTCCAATCGCAGGATCGCGTCACGGCCTCCGAGGCCTTGCGCAAGTCGGGCGCCCTGAGCAGCCAAGACCAGCATCTGTGGGGGCGCCATTTTTACGACGGCAGCTTGGCCTTTGACCAAGGGCAGCTGCACCGCTTCGACGGGGCGCTGCGCTACAACGGCGCTGCTGCGCTCAACGGGTTTTCTGCAACGCCAAGCGGCGCACGGTTCGAGGGCGAGCGCGAGACCAGCGCCATGGCAGCGCAGATCGTGCTCAGCGATCGCCAGATTCGCGTGCCCGCCTTTGATGCCCAGATCGACTACAGCGGCCACACCGACTTCGGCGAGCGCGCGCCAGTGGCCACCGACCCCCCCATGCCCGTGCAACTGCGCCGCCATCGCCGCTACGACGGGCGCATGGCTTTCAGCCTGCACCGCTTCGATGGCGCGGCGCGCTACGCCGGCCACTTCACCCACTTCGGCAACAGCGCCTACAGCGGCGACGAAATCAGCACACTGGAGATTCGCTAATGGTTCACGACCTCATCCGCGTCGAAATGGAAGGCCTGTTTCGCCTTGAGCTGCGCCGTCACGGCAAGCTCGAGCAGCTCATCGAGGAGCGCAACCTCATCGTCGATGGCGCCAAAAACCAGCTCGCGCGGCTGGTGGGTGGCAACGTCGCTGGGCGGCACATCACCCAAATCGGCTTTGGCATCGGGGGCGCGGCGGCGGCGGCGCCCACCAACACGGCGCTCACGTTTTCGCCGCTGCACCCCACCACCAGCTCGCGCAAGGCCGTAAGCAGCGTCGAATACCCGGCCATCGGGCAAGTGCGTTTCAACTGGAGCCTGTCAACCACCGAGCTCAACGACGTCACCATCACCGAGTTCGGTCTGTTTTGCCAAGACGGCACGCTGTTTGCGCGCAAAGCACGCGCACCGATTCAGAAAGACGCCGACCTATCCCTCGTCGGCGCTTGGACCATACTTTTTTAAGGAGCAAACGCAATGTCAAACGTAACTGAAAGCGGCGCAGTCTGGGAGCCGGGGGTTTACCAGATCAAAACCACCGACCCAGTGCTCGGCGGCCCAAACGGCATCGCCAACGTGCAAGCGGTGCAGCTCGCCAACCGCACGGCCTACCTCAAAATCCGCGCCGACGACGTGGACGCGGCCAGAGGGGCATCGCCCACGCTGGCGGCGCGCATCGAGGCCTTGGCGCAGTCGGTCACATCCCTGAGCCCCGAGACGCAAAACGCAGTCATAGCCGCGCTCAAGTTCGCCATTGATCAAGCCAATGTCGCCAACAAAGGCGTGCAAGCCCTGCACCAGTTTGCCCAGCAAGAGGGCCTCATCACCATCAGAAACCGGGGCATTGTCAGAGGCTGCACGGTCACACGGTCAACGACCGCCACCCGCAACCTCAGCCTCGATGCAGGCGCTTGCTTTGCCGGCGGGCAAGTCATGGATGTGGACGCCACCGCCAATGCCGGATCGGTGCCCAGCAACCCAGGCTCTGGTGCCGCCACCGTGTTTGCATTTTTGCACCAAGGTGCAGAGGGCCGCTGGCGCCTCGCCGTCACCGCGCTCGGGCAGCCAGTGCCAGACCACGGCATCGTCATCTACCAGCTCACGGTGCCCGGCGGCTCCAGCGACGCCACCGACCCCTTCCTTGCCAACGTGTCACTCATCGACTTGCGTCGCATCGAGCCACTGTTCCCCCAAGCCTTGCAAAGCCCCGCCAGCCTCACGCAGCCCATCACCGTGCTGCCCGATGGCAACTACCACTTGAGCTTTGACATGGTGGCCGCCCAAGGCGCGCCAGCCGATGCAGATAGCTTGGTGGTATCGAGCCGGGCCGGCAACGGCTTCACCGTGCGCTTGGCATCGGCAGCTGACAACGTGGTGGCGCGCTATCGCCTCAGCCGCCTCAACGCCTAGCAACCTCCCCCCAACCTCAACCCCAAAGGAAACTTGAAATGGCACGCATCCTATTGAAACAACCCGGCCAAACGGTGGCCGATTTTGCGGTGGCTGGCGCGGCAGTGACCGTGGCTGGCTTGACCATCGACACCGCGCAGCGCGAGACCGATGAAGCCGTGACCGTCGAAATCCGCACCCTTGATGGCGTGGTGCGCGAAGGCGGCCACGGCCACTTTCTGGCGCAGGTCGAAATCCCTGCCCGGCTCTACACCCAGACCGAAGGCGAGCCCGATGCAGAAACCGGCCTGCCGCGCATCATGCAAACCCCCGTCCCATTCGACCCGCGCCGCGTCAGCGTCACGCTGTGGCCCGCCGCTTAATCAGGAGCAAACACCATGACCACTATTTTTGTACGCGACGATCTGCGCGCATCCGTAGAAGCCGCCACTGGCGGGCACGTGACCGTGCTCTACACCGCTGCCGGGCACCCCAGCTACATGAACGTGATTCCGCGCTTCAACAAAGAGGACATCAACCCAGCATTGGGCACCGGCACACACGAAGCCTTCATTGTCAATGGCGTGACCAAGAGCGAGATTTTTATCGGTCAACACATTGGCACGGTGGTGGGCGGCAATTTGCTGTCAATTCCCGGTTCGGCACCCACGGTATGGGCTGACTTTGACACCTTCCGCGCGCGCGCCGCAGCCAACGGCCCCGGCTGGCACCTGATGACCAACGCCGAATGGGCGGCGATTGCTTTGTGGTGCTGGCGCAATGGCACCATGCCGCGTGGCAACACGTGGTTTGGGCACGACAGCGGCACGCCGTGGGAAATGGGCGCACGCGTTGATGGCGGCTCGCCGGGGCAGGCAGTGGGTGATGGCCGCACGTTCACTGGCTCTGGCCCTGCATCTTGGCGGCACAACGGCCAAGCCAGCGGCATCGCAGACCTGTGCGGCAACGTCTGGGAGTGGGTTGCTGGTATGCGCACCCAAGGCGGAGAAATCAACATCATCCAAGACAACAACGCGGCCAACAACACCCTTGATTTGAGCGCCGCATCGGCGCAATGGCGCGCCATTGACAGCGTAACCGGGGCGCTGGTAAACCCCGGCACAGCCACATCGGTGCGCTACGCAACCGCAGGCACTGCCAACCACACCTTGGTGCGCGCAACCGGCGCCAGCTTCGAGGGCATGACCAACCCCGGCGCTACTCCCGTGGGCGCAAATGCGCTGGCGCTGGCGGTATCGCTGGGGCTGTTCCGGGTGGCGGCTTCGGGCTTGGGTGGCGATGGATTCTGGCTGGATGCGACGGGCGAGCGTTTGCCTTTGGTGGGCGGCGACTTCGGCCATGCCGCCGCCTCGGGCGTGTTTGCGCGCAATCTCAACTCTCCTCGGACGCTTGTCTTTCCGAATGTTGGCGCGCGCCCGGCCTATGTTACTTAGTAAAGTGGGCGCGGTAGCGCCCACTTGCCAGCGGTGCAATGATTAAAAGATGTAATTGATGAATGCAGATCGTGAAGCGGCGCTTGTGCGCAAGTTCATTGAAACATCGAAGCTTATCAATGTGTACCTAAATCACTTTCCGCGCCACGAGAAGTACGCTTTGTGCAGTCGCATCCGCAATTCGGCTTACGAGGTTTTTGATCTTGTGACCGAAGGGCAGAAGCGCTACCACAAGAAAACCACGCTCACGCAGTTAGACGTGGCGCACGAGCGGGTGCGCATGCAGTTGTTTTTGGCCTACGAGCTGGGGTACTTCAAGTTCAAAGACGGGCGCTCTGCCGCTGATGCGGCAGAGCTCGAGGCGCACCGCTGGCAAGCCATCAGCAAGCTGGTGGATGAGCTTGGCCGCATGATCGGCGGCTGGATACGGCACGAGCTGGCAGCGGTCAAAGATGACAGCCAAAAGAAAGGGTAATTCGGTTTTTGCTTTATGGGCAACCTACGATCATGTTTGCCTTTGGTGGGCGGCGACTTCGACAATGCCGCCGCCTCGGGCGTGTTTGCGCGCAATCTCAACAATCCTCGGACGATTGTCAATCCGAATGTTGGCGCGCGCCCGGACTGCGGTTTCCTCCTCAAAATCTCGAATGGGAATAGTGGAACCATAGGGATAGGTTGTCCTGCCAGTGTCTGCGATCCAGTGCTGGCGAACTCACACCCGGCCCCGCGCTTTTTGGTAGGCTAATCCCGAAGACCAGCGCGGGCCATTTTTTGGATGCAAAATGAAGCGTCAAGGCAATTTGTTCGACGAGTGCTTTACCCGCGATTCGCTCTACAAGGGGTACATCGAGGCGCGGCGCGGCAAACGCATGCGCCGTCAGTGCTACAGGTTTGACACGCGCGCTGGCGCGGTGCTCGACTGGCTGCACCGGCGCATCCACGACGGCAGCTACAGGGCGCGCGACTACCACCGCTTCATCGTTCATGAGCCCAAGAAGCGCGAGATTTGCGCCCCGTGGTTTGGTGACATCGTGGTGCAGCACGCCATCTACCGCGTGATCCGGCCCATTTTTGAGCGCAGCTTCATCGACCAGAGCTTTGCCTGTCGGCTCGGCAAAGGCACGCACACCGCATCCGACTACGCGCAGGCCGCCTTGCGCGCCAGCTCGCCCTCCAGCTACACGCTCAAGCTCGATGTGCGCAAGTTCTTCTACAGGATCGACCGCGGCATACTGCGCCAACTCATAGAGCGCAAGATCAAGGATCGGCGCTTGGTGGACGTGATGATGCTGTTCGCTGAGCTGCCAGAACCTACTGGCATCCCCATTGGCAACCTCCTGTCGCAAACCTACGCCCTGATCTACCTGAACGCGCTCGATCATTTCGTCAAGCGCGAACTCAAGGTGCGCCTCTACTGCCGCTACGTGGACGACTTCATCTTGTTCAACCTTACCCGCGAGCAGTGCCACGACTACAAGGCGCGCATCGAGGCCTTTCTGCGCAACGAGCTGCGCCTCGAGCTCTCGAAGTGGACGATGGCCAAAACCAAGCAGGGGGTGAATTTCGTCGGCTACCGCACTTGGCGCAGCAAGAAGTTCATCCGCAAGTACAGCCTGTTCAAGTTTCGCCGCGCAGTCAAGAGCGGCAACTTGGCGCGGGTCACATCGATACTCGGCCACGCCAAACGCACCCACTCCTTGGGCTTCATGTGGCAAACCATCGCGCAAGTGAACCCAGACCTTGTCGGGCGGCTTTCGCCTAGGTTGCGGCGCAGCCACCAGCCCCGGCCAGTTTGGCTTAAGGCAAGCCCCGCCAGCAAAGTTTGCGGCGCTTAGAAGCCGTTTTTGTCGCACACAATGCGAGCACGCCGCAGCGTCACGTGTCGCACGTAATCCGAGCACGTCTCACGTAATGTGAGCACGCGTCGCAAATAATTCGAGCCGGCCCACCGCACCCGCATGACCGACGCGGTGAGCGCAATCGGTACGGGTCTGGCCCACACG